CGGTTGGTCGTAAACCCCACAGCGAGGAAACAAAACGCAAGATTGCCAGACCCGGCAAGTTAAATGGGTTTTATAATAAAACCCACAGTGATAAAGTAAAACAGGATCATTCTAATAGGATGGTAGGGAATAAAAACAATAGTAAAACATACATTTTTACTTCACCAGCTGGCCGGGACTACATAGTAGTAGGCGAATTTTATAAATTTTGTAATACACATAAATTATCAATCGGGACGATGGAAAAGCAACTTAGAACTAAAAAAATACCAGTGGCTGGTCGATGTGCCGGGTGGAAAGTTACTAAAAAGGAAAAGGAATAATCATGGCAGTAGATCTAGCACATGACCTTTGGCAAGAACTCAAGCGTTATATCAGCACGCCCGATCGTGAAGATGCGGCAGATACCCTTGTCAACGTACTAATCGATAATGATTATGATGCTGAACAAATCCGTGATACCTTTAAGGGCGATGCGGATATTAAACGTGCGTTACAAAGCTATCTAGACGATCTTGAAGAAGAGGATCTTGACGAGGAAGACGAAGACGACTACGATGATAGTTATTAATCATGTGGTATAGCCGAGTAACCGCCAATCTGGCATGCATTCCGGATTTCATCCAACATTATGAACGAGAGTTGGATGAAGCTAAAAAAGAATGTCGCATTGGCGGATATGTTGAAATCAATATCAAAGAATTGCCGGGAATAACAGAACATCGATTCAATCAATTACAAGAAATAGAGGCGATTCTTAATTATCTCAACATCCAATTGCGCAAGATACGCCGTAAGCATTTCCAAAAATACTTAGAAGCGTATGCAAGGCAGCTCACTAGCCGTGACGCAGAAAAATATGTTGACGGCGAAGACGAAGTCATTGATTTTGAGACTATCATCAACGAAGTGGCATTGTTACGCAACAAATGGTTGGGGATAATGAAAGGGCTTGATACCAAGCAATGGCAAATGGGTCATATCGTTCGTTTGCGAACAGCTGGTATGGAAGATATACAAGTATAACCGATGTCAACAATCTATCAACCTTTTACTACTCCTGAATCTAGTCATACCCATAGTCTAGAAACACTGAACCTGTTGTATGAGTACGACGATTTCATGGAGAGCATATCAACCTTGGCAGACATGGGCTGTGGGGAGGGCCTAGATACAGAATGGTGGGCCACACGTACCACTCGCGACGAAGAACGTCGTCCACTTAACATCAAATGTACAGCTATCGACCAGTTAAAAAATTTCAAAGTTGCCAAGAAATACTCCAACGTGAGATATCAGCGCCAGGATATGGAGCAACCGATACTTGGAGAACAGCAATTTGACGTAGTGTGGTGTCATGATAGTTTCCAATACGTAATTGATCCGTTTGCTACTTTAAAAAACTGGCGTGCGGCCATGAACAACAACAGCATGTTGATTATCATAGTCCCACAGATGTGTTCCATGGAACACACTGATTTTGCTTATGACCAGCGAGATTTTTGTTATTGGAGTTGGACTATGGTCAATCTTATTCACGTGTTGGCCGTATCGGGTTTTGATTGTGCCGGAGGCCACTTTCTGAAACGTCCTGACGATCCATGGTTACATGCCGCAGTCTACAAAAGCGAACATGATCCCATGGATCCACGCATTACCAGATGGTATGATTTAGTAGATCGAAAATTACTGCCCGATTCGGCAGTGACTAGTATCAATCGTCACGGGTATTTACGGCAGAGAGACTTGGTATTGCCTTGGTTAGATAAAAGTCTTACTTGGTTGGGCGAACATTGATAGCTTCGTTTTGATTGACTCCGGCCTTTTCCAGTACATCCAACACTATCTTAGGTAGCTGTTCAATACGGTATCCGTATTTGTTGAGTATGCTGATCCACAGTGGAGCACGCAAAGGCATCAATTTGTCCTCGCTCCACTCCTCTCCGAGATGATATCCGACTTTGTCGGTACTAAACATTTCTATCAATCCTAAATTTTCATCGAACTTTATAGTTTGGGGTTGGTCGAGGTAGCATAATCTAGCATTTCGTTCATTGAGTATTTCCGGTTCTCTCTGGAATCTTCCAGTCCAGTCATTAACGATGCACATGATTTTCATGTCATGTTTTTGGCAGACATGTAATCTGCTACCTCCCATTGTGGTTTCTAACAATAGTAATTGTGTATGCGGCTGTGATCTCATTTCCGGTGGAAGATGATCCCAAGTCCTGCGCCTAGGCGGCCCGCAGGTTATGATAACAGGATTCCTGATGCCTTCCTGTAGGATGCTCTCTTCGAGTTTTCGATAATGTCCACAGATGGCATCCAATCCTTCTTCGTACTCTTTCATTATGAGTTCGCGTCGGCGCCGCCCGTCGTCACTCCAGTCAGTCCATTGGCTATTATAACCGCCGCCACAACGGCCCACCATGCCGAATATATCTCGTGCAGGCAACTCTACGAAATGAACTTTGTAGCGACGATTCATTCGTCTCTCCAATGGTCGGCTACCCAGGGCTGTGGCTGCATCTCCCACTGCCAGATTTTGCCACGGTACGTGATAGATTCAGGAATAGACGGGCGTCCGTGATAACAGATTACACCAGCGTTGGGCGGTATCCCTTTTCTGCAATGCACTTTAAAACTGGTCACGCGATTGGGGAAAAGGTCTTGCCAGTAATACCAAGAATCTAAACAATTTTCGATCCAGCGTTGATCACCGTGCGGCCGGCAGCTCATTATGGCCGCTTCGGGATCTCGTATGAACTGATCCCATATATGCTGATATTGTCCATGCCGCCAGCTCATGAGCCCGGAGCCAACCAGTCCGGCAGTTTTGGCGATGCCATGATAAAAATCTCGCAATACGACCATTTCGGGAATCTGATCTGTTAGCAAGTCATCGATATTGCTGACTATTAGTGTATCGAGATCGATATAAAAGATCTGTTCTCCCTGCGGGATCAACATGTCGTTGGAAAAAAGTTGTATCTTATTCCACCAGGTTTCTAGCCCATGATCGATTTTCAACGGGGATCTGCGCACACGCCAATCAATACCCGTGTCATCCTCGGTTACACACCAGAAACGATATTCCCGGGTCACATGGCGGTTAATCGCGTAAAACAGACGATTGACATATTCAGGTCCATATTTGTCCCCCCACTTGAGGCAAACAATGTTGATCATCGTCCAATGCCCCTTATGTTTTGTCTTATCTTGATGATATCTCTTATGCGTTTACAGACAGCTGACCAAGAATTTTCCATGGCTAACCGTCTCGATTCTGCGGGATTGATTTTTTCCAACACGTCTGCCCATGGTATTTGATCTTGATATTCTATGGCACGCACAGTATCTAATCTATCTCTAGGAACGAATCCTACCGGGACGACCGACAATGCGCCAGCCATGGCAGTTTCTAGAACCACTAGTCCTACGCTTTCTGGGTGTGTGACGCAAAATACGTGTGCTTGGCCGTGTTCCTTACAGATTTCAGTGAATGGAATGGCACGACGATCATATTTCTTAATATCGTGTATGTTGTTAAAGTCGACGTCTATCGCACCACCAGAATCAAAACGTCTCACGGTAACGGATTTCCATTGGAATCGCCACGCACCACTGTCAATAAAACTCTTGATATCCTTTAATATCTTTTCTGTGTGATCGATGGGATTTGGTCCATAGTTGGTATGATCGACTAATATACGTAGATTCTTGAGATCTTGTTCGGGTTTGTTGATTTCGGGATCTGCTGCCCAGCCTATGTATTCATTGTAACTGCGATGTCTGACATATCGGTTGGCGTCAGTTCCAAATGGGTAACGGTCAGAATCGTCCTTGAGCGTGAAGGTGAGATCCACGGGATCATTGTCCAGCCTGCTACCGTCATGTATCTGGCAGAGTAGTCCTTTACCATTTAATTTTTTTCTTAGTGTTTCCCCCGCTTCTCTTGGTACGGTACTGAAATATCTCAGTCCCAGTGCTATTACAGCATCGTATCCGCCAACATCGAGATTTTGAGCCCAGTCTATCAGCATGGTATCAGAGGACACCGTGGGTATTTTTTGTAGATCTACTTGTGCATGACGTTTGAGTTCTGTGGACAGATAGTACACCCAGACATCACTGAAGCACTCGATTTGCTCAGGGCCTGCCGGCATCTTTCCCGGATATAAAACCAATATTTTCATCTTTTTTCAATCGAGTTTTTGTAAGACATTTTTAGTTCACTACAACTCAGACGGTGAACAATCACTGTATCATCTGGAAAAATCGTATCGTCGGGAGTTCTTAGGATATAGAAATATTCCGGGGGTAACGCAAAAAAATTGATTTCATCTTTCATAAGATCCCACACACCATTGAAAGCAGCATCGTCGAGGGGTTTTTTGTTTTCAATTTCGGCACACCATTCGTCGACGAATTGTTTTACCAAGTCGGTGTAGTTGAACCAAATAGAGCCCACATGCACTCTGTGGGGAGAATTAGCCGGGCGATTTCCCGCTATATCAAATTTCTGAATACTCTTATCTAGGAGTAGGTCTGGGGACTTTGTCAGTGATGCATCAGCGTCTATCCACAATACTGGAGATTTGAATCGTTCTAAACATTCTTTTATAAAAAATGCTTTCATTTGGCAGTTTCCAACATAGCTATTTGTGGACGTCTTCTCGACGATATGATAATCGATGCCCAGTTTGGAACAATCTATTTTTAATTGCGCTGCATACTTGGGATAATCCCAATCTGGAGTATAAAAGCTAATGACAGTAAGATTCATTTCAGAATAATATGAAATTTGGTTGCTGCTGATTCTCCAGTAGAAAATCCCAGTCTTGATACGCCGGTATTCTTGCGTGTTCTTTTTTTCTTTCTTGTGCTCTGTAGTCTGTTTTTTCATTTCGTACCATTAGTCCGGGACGACCAGGTTTACGACATATATCTACATGAAAAGTTCGATACTTGGCACCCCAACTATAGGTATGGTAATGTTTGGTCATGAGATACATCATTAAGTTGTCACAATAAGGTGCACCTCCCACACAGAAATTAAAATTTTCGTTGAGGAATTCTGACTCAATCGGAGATTTAAAAACCCATCCATCGCAAAATCTCCCAACTTCCCAGCTGGATTTTTCTATGTATGTCGTTCCATCAAAGTCTAATAGATCAGTTCTTTTCAGTACCATGCTTTTTTTGGGGTAACCAATCTGGAAAAAATCGCGATCTATATTTCTCCAGGCATCATTGTCTTCAATGAAGATATCGAGATTAAGTATGGCAAGGATAGTCCCGGGTTCTATATGTTGTTGTGCATGGTCGAAAACATCTTTGAAATCCATTCTTCTTCCCAGGACTATAAACTCTAATTTATCGGTGTTTAGTATATCATCTTGGTCTGACTCGGATTCTAGGAAAACATATACTTTTTTTACGAAATCTAAAGATTGATTTTTATCAAGACAGTAAAGATATTCTTCTCGTCGTTTTATTTTTGGATCAGAGAAATAATTGCAATATATGATCATAATAATTTTTATTTTCTTTCTATGTCTTCTTCGATACATTGATCACCGTATTGTATCTCAATGATTTTCAGCGGCTGATCGGCAAGGTTGGCCAGCTGGTGCCAACGATTCTGTAATATCATGAGATTTTGTTTTTCATGACAGTCGACTTGGAAAACAGGTTCGCCATCTTCGTCTAACGTAAAAACCGTAGCTGTGCCCGAGGTCACGAACCATAGTTCGGACCGATGCTGGTGTCGCTGCATGCTTAATTTTTTTCCGGGGTCGACAACTAGCTCTTTGACTTTTACTTGTAGCTCGTGTTCATACAAAACACGATAATATCCCCATGGACGTTGAGTTTTTGGTGCTTTCCAATCTTCCAATATCCATGAACTCGAGTTACTTTTATCGCTGCCACCTACACCAAATTGAAACTCGATATTTGGATCCAAGACATCCATTTCGGGTATGTTTTGCTGTGTGCGATCCCCGCCATTGGCAAAGATAATATGTGCATTGGGATAACGATCTCTTACTATCTTGACGGCATGTCGCGCCGACCCATCCCAGTCGTCGAACTCAACGACTTCGTCGACCATACGTAGATTGCCAACGATTGCTGCACGTTCGCTCCATGGCATGAATGCCTGACCTTTTTTACGCCCCAACCATGCATCGGAATTTACTCCTACTATCAGTCGATCTCCCAATGATTTTGCTGAACGTAAATAATAGATATGCCCGGAATGGATGGGATCAAACCCTCCAGTGGCTACAACAATGGTTTCCATGCTATTATTTATATAGGTATAAAATGACATGGGCATTATGCTGTAAGGTAGATAACGCATGTTTATTTGCTTATTTGATTTTTTTATTTTTAAGGCGGAATAATAAATACTAACATGGAGATCAACATATGAGCACTAGAACATTTAAGCAATTGGGTCGAGGATATCTGTCAGATCAAGTTTTAATAACCGCCAAGATCAACGGAAATATAGTTTATTCGGGTCCGGTACCGTCATCGAATGAACCATTGCCCCAGTTGCCAGCAACGGATTTGTTACTCAGTGATACATTATTCACATGGGAAAATCCTCTCGAGTTCACGGGACAGCAACAGTTGGAAGTATCGGTCACTGAAGGTGTATTGATTTTAACCAATACTTTTGCCAATTACTCGGATTCCAGAGATTTAGTTGGTACGTTCAGGAATTTCTATTCTTACCAGGGCGACGGTATGATCATTGTCGATCCTTTAGAAAATGAAAAAATCGATGGGGTCGCTCAGATTGAAAATCGCGCTATTGGAAATCTCAATGGACAATGGTGGTGGAGCATACCGGCCGGGTCCACCTTCACTGCGACTATAAATGTAGGTCCGCCGGCACAACCTTTACCGCCTAGCAACCCTTGATAATAAAAACCCTGCTCTGAGCAGGGTTTTTTGTGGTTGACCACTAATCCCCATTAATCTAAAATATTCAATATGGTTGCTCGCTCCGCCCCCGGCAATGATCCTGGGTAGTGGCAAAAAAGCCACAATAAATCCTAAGTCCGGGTCCAAGGGTCTGGTTGGTTAGTGCCCGCTAACCACGTGTTTTAGGGGCGGTTGACCAATAAATTCCATTTTCATATAATAATAGGACAATAACACATATAGGAGCCTAGCAAATGACCCAAGTCCTAATCCGTAACGGTGAATATCGAAAACAAGACGTATCGGGCCTGCGTTTCACGTTACTCCGCGATTTCCAAACAGATGCCAAGGGCGGCAACGTCATGGTAGCCAACGAAGGTAATTTCCCAGGTATGCCGGATCAGATCCGCATCCGCGTAGACAGCATCGAAGACATCGAGATCACAGGAGACCGCAAGGTGTCAAAACAAGACAAGGTATTAGAATTTAAGAAGCCCGAAGAGACCGACGAGGAAGTCATGGATCGTATCGAGAAACGTTTCTCGATCCTGGACGACATGACCAAAGCGGCCATCCAAGGTGACATCCGCGCCATGATCGTTGTTGGCCCTCCGGGCGTGGGCAAGAGTTACGGTGTGGAGTACCAGCTGGAGAAGGCTGGCATGTTTGATCAGATCTCCGGCCGGAAGATCAAATACGAAGTGGTCAAAGGTGCAATGACCCCCATTGGACTCTACTGCACCCTGTACAAACATTCTGACCCTCGTAACGTCTTAGTGTTCGACGACTGTGACTCGATCCTGTTAGACGATGTGGCACTGAACATCCTCAAGGCTGCTCTGGACTCGGGTAAGAAGCGCCGCATCCACTGGAACGCTGACAGTTCAATGTTGCGTCGCGAAGGTGTGCCCGATCAATTCGACTTCAAAGGTTCGGTGATCTTCATCACCAATTTGAAATTCGATCACCTCAAGTCCAAGAAACTGCAAGATCACTTGGAGGCCCTGCAGAGTCGCTGTCACTTCTTAGATCTCACGCTTGACACCACCCGCGACAAGATCTTGCGTATCCGCCAGATCTTCCGCAAAGGTGACTTGTTCAAGGACTATGACTTCACGCCCGAACAGGGCGAAGAGATCGTCGAGTTCATGCAAGCCAATCATGCCAAGCTACGCGAGATCAGCCTGCGTATGGCGCTGAAGCTCGCAGATTTGACCAAGATCAGTGCCAACTGGCAAGCCCTTGCAGAATCAACTTGCATGAAGCATTAAAGAGTTCAGGGCAGGACCTCCTTTCTTTATATCTTACCCTGCCCTAAACCGGACCGCCCACAAAGTCTAGCTCCTAGGCGATCCGCTTTAACACCGGTGCCTAAGGCACCGGTTTTTTTGGTCGAACCTTGAAAATTAGAACAATAAATAATTCTATGAAACTATTATTCCAAGAACAATCTTATGTTGATCTAGATGTAATTGATACACCATTAAAATCTTCTCTTTTTTCTATCTTCAAGCATCTACAACATGTACCATTGATCTTTCGAGATTGGGACTCGCCGTATTATATTCAAAATCTGGATTACGAAGAGGTCGTAGATCGTTTGGTGAGATATGGTAAAAATTTAGGAATTGAAATCAATAAATCACGCTGTTTGTCACACGAACAGAAATATTTCAATGAGATACATCAAATATATGAGATCAATTATGATGGAAATCCGGAATGGTTGATTTATCACGAACACATACATATCTGCGAAAATTTTTTTTTAAAACACCCAATGACCATGATCCTGGATTACAGAGACAAGGCTGGGTTGTTGGAGAAACCTTTTGATTTTTCTTGGACCAAGACTGAATTCTTTTCGCCAAAATTCAAAGTTGGTGATGTGTTTTTATACTGGGCAGAACTAGGTAAAACCCCTTACGCATATTGGTATGACAATGAGCCCAACGACATGGGTCGTCTATTAGAATTAGCCAAACCTTGGTTAAAGCTTCGCCCTAAATTAATAGTAGCATTTGAGGATATAGATTTGTTAAAAACCAAGGACGCGATTGGGTTTAACGATTGGTGGGAGCAATATCAAAGAACGTGGTGTCAGCATTGGAAGATCGATCAGTGGACATTAAGAGATATAGCTTCTGGATATCTTGTTGGAAAAATAAAGAATATGGATCATCTGATGCATAATCTTAAAAATAATATCTATCCGATAAAATTAATATTGGATTGAATCTATCCGTTATCAAATGGATATCAATTTGATTGCAAGTTGTAGCAATTCCTGTATAATATTTTCATGCGACAGGCACGATTAATTATACGCGACGAGGTCAACGTCAAGATCGAAGGTTTAGAACTCGATGCGCGACGCACACTCGTCAACAAATTCAAATACGATGTTCCTTATGCTCGTTATCTACCCGCGGTCCGGCTGGGACGCTGGGACGGCAAGGTATCATTCTTCCAACTGGGAGGTAGCACTTATGTCAACTTGCTACCCGAGATCATACCAATCTTGGAAGAATACAATTACGACATCGAACTGGACGATCAACGCGAGTACCGTACCACGTTCGATTTTACTCCAGTTCAGGAAGATACTTTCGGCGAATATGCCTGGCCCAAAGGTCATCCCCAGGCCGGCGAGCCCGTGACCTTGCGGGACTACCAGACAGAGATCATCAACAATTTCTTGGCCAATCCGCAGTGCATACAAGAAGTGGCCACAGGTGCTGGTAAAACAGTGATGACCGCGGCCCTGAGCCATGCTGTCACCCCTTATGGTCGTAGTATAGTCATAGTGCCTAACAAGAGCCTTGTTACGCAAACGGAAAAAGACTACATCAATCTTGGCTTGGACACTGGTGTGTTCTTTGGGGATCGCAAAGAATTTGGTCGCCAGCACACTATCTGTACCTGGCAGAGTCTAAACGTGCTACTCAAGAATACTAAAAATGACACAGCAGATATTACCGTCGGCGAGTTTTTAGAGGATGTAGTCTGTGTCATAGTCGACGAATGTCTTGATGGAGAAACATTAGTAACGACCCCATTGGGAAAAACCCCAATTAAGAATTTGTCACCGGGTGATAAAATTATTAATTTTTGCGAAAAGACCAAACAGTACAAAGAAGATACGGTGGTCAAAGTCCACAAAAACTTAACTAATAGCCAGTCTGAGAAAATGTTTGAATTAACATTTGACAATAATCAGACCATTATGGTCACAGCTAATCATAAGTTTTTAACAAATAAAGGGTGGGTCAGAGCAGACGAGCTATCCAATGACATTGAAATAATTGACATAAATACATATAGCTAAAGGGAAAGTGTTTATGCCAAGGAAGTTTGATATAGATTTGTTCAATGAAATTTTAAAAGAACATGATCAGTTATTATTTGCCAAAGAAGTAACAAAGAATCAAGTTGTTCTGTCTAACGGGTTAGTGATTAAAGATGTAGAAGCGGCCCGTTGTAAAAAAAGAGTTATGTTTGGGAACACAGTGTGGAAATCTGAATTTGACCGTTTGTATAGCTTAGATGCATTTACTAGGCAACAAGCAGAAAAATCCGCCAGGTCTAAGACCTCGAGTCTTGGCGGGATTTCGTGTCAAAAACAGCACGGAGACAAGATTAAAAACAATCTCAATACCGGACATCCTTGGTGTAAAGGATTAAAAGGAAACTATCCATACAGCCATAGGCATACTGCGGCCACTAAAGCTAAAATTTCAGCGGCTAATTCTGGCCCGGCAAATGGCATGTATGGTAAACAATTATCGCATGAGACAAAACAACAAAAAAGTAAGCTCATGAAAGAAAAAATATTATCTGGGCAATTTACACCAAATTCAAATAATAGAAACACGCACTGGGATGCATACTTTAACGGCAAAAGATACAGGAGTTCATGGGAATGTTTATATCAATTTTTTGATCAAGACGCCGAGTATGAAAGTTTACGAATTAGGTATCAGTTTAATAATCAAGAGTTTGTGTATATAATTGATTTTGTAAATCATACTACAAAACAAGTCATCGAGGTTAAACCGCAAGAATTGCTAACGGACAAAAAAACAGCAGCAAAGATATTGGCGGCAAAGCAATGGTGTACCCAGTTTGGGTATGAATTTATTGTAGCAGATAAAGAATTTTTAATTAACAAAGGCTTACCACATACCCTTACTGATTTTGACGTTAAAACTCAACATAAAATTTTAAATCTATATGAAGCTAGTACACAGAAAAGAAATTAATAAACCCGACATAGTTTACAACCTACATGTCAAAGATGATCACAATTATATCGCCAATGATGCGGTAGTTGCCAATTGTCACATGGCCAAAGCAGATGCATTGAAAACCCTGCTCACAGGCGTGATGTCACAAGTGCCGATCCGGTGGGGCTTGACTGGAACTGTGCCTAAAGAGCAGTTTGAATTCCAAGCCATACACGTGAGCTTGGGCCCAGTGGTATCAAGGCTTGCGGCCGCAGAACTGCAGGATCGTGGCGTACTNGCNCAGTGNCATGTCAANATCGTGCAGNTAGTNGATCANGTGGANTACAACAACTACCANAGNGAGCTTAAATACTTGCTGGAAGAGTCGGGTAGGTTGGATACCATGGCCCGACTCATAGCAGAAGTCAACAAGACCGGAAATACGTTGGTGTTGGTAGATCGTATTTCAGCGGGCCAGGAACTAGTTGCCCGTTTAGACAATGCGGTATTCATTAGCGGCGCGACTAAAGCTGGAGAAAGGCAAGAACATTATGACGAAGTATCGGAGGCAACAGACAAGATCATTGTCGCTACTTACGGTGTTGCCGCAGTTGG